TCAGGATCCACAGATGGTACGGTTTATAATTTTGTAACTGGTTCTTATTTTTCTCCTTATGCTACTACAGTAGGACTATATGATAATGACCAAAATTTACTAGCTGTAGGTAAATTATCACAACCCCTACCTATATCAAGAACAACAGATACTAGCATTTATATTAACATAGATCGTTAAATTATGAAATGGCTATATAAAGGCGAGGAGATGTCCTCATTAGAGGATTTCCCTCCTTCAACATTCGGTTTCGTATATAGAATCACCCACATCCTCAGTGGTAAAGCCTATATTGGTAAAAAATTTGTTAAATTTACTCGTAAAGCTAAATTAACTAAAAAAGATTTAGCATTATATGAAGGTACTAAAGGTAGAAAACCCTCATATAAGCAAGTAGTAAAAGAAAGCGATTGGCAAACATATTGGGGTTCTAACAAAATATTACTTAATTTATTAGAAAACGAACCGATAGAGAATTTCAAACGTGAAATTTTAACTTTGGCTCCTAATAAAAAGTTATTAACTTACGAGGAAACAAAAGCATTATTTATCTATGAAACGTTAGAGAACCCACATTTATTCTTTAACGATAACATCTTAGGTAAGTTTTATACAAAAGACTTTGAACCTCAAAAATAGGGTTGTATATTCACCCTTATATGGTAAATCATTTATTAGTAAACATAGTTAACTCCGTTTTAGGAGCAGGTAAAGCTACAGCTAGAGGTAATCAAGCCTACCACTGTCCTTTTTGCCATCATTCTAAACCTAAATTAGAGGTTAACTTTACTGATGGACAGAAAAATCCTTGGCACTGTTGGGTATGTAATAAGAAAGGCACAAACCTAGTTACTTTACTAAAACAAGCAAACGCTCCAGACGATAAAATTGCTGAAATTAAAAAGCATGTCTCTTATAAAGATTATAGAGACAATACTAAAAAAGTTGAGGCAATCAATTTACCTAAGGAATTCAAATTGTTTACTGATATTACTAAAAGTGATATGACTGGTAGACAAGCCTTAGCTTACCTAAAAAAACGAGGCGTAACTAAAGCGGATATACTGCGCTACAATATTGGTTATTGCGATGGCGGTGTCTATGATAAGATGATTATTATACCGTCGTATTCCCACGAAGGTTCCCTAAATTATTTTGTGGCTCGTAATTTCAATGAGCACAGCCCTGTCAAATATAAAAACCCACCAATGAGTAAAGATACAGTTCCATTTGAATTGTTTATAAATTGGTCATCTCCACTAGTATTAGTTGAAGGTATGTTTGATGCTTTGGCTGTAAAAAGAAATGCTATACCACTTTTAGGTAAGCATATTCAGAGAGAATTAATGAAAAAAATTGTTACCTCACAGGTGCAAAAAATATATATAGCTTTAGATAAAGACGCTCAAAAAGATGCCGTTAAGTTTTGTGAACAGTTAATGAATGAAGGTAAGGAAATATATTTAGTAGATTTAGAAGACAAAGATCCATCAGAAATGGGATTCAAAGCTATTACTAACCTAATTCAAAAAACAACCCCTTTGAGCCAATATGATCTAATGGCCAAAAAATTACAATTTGTATGAGTAAAAGAAACATTAAGCGTTCTTACAATCGCATCTTAGAGATTTCTGAAGATGCACAACAAATCACAATGCCCGATTCACGTTACTATAGACGTAACGGAGAGTATTATCCATCTATAACCTATGTTTTAGGTACTTACCCTAAAGGTAAATACTTTGAGGACTGGTTAAAAAAAGTAGGTTATTCGGCAGATCACATTGTAAGAAAAGCAGCAGATGAAGGTACACAAGTACACGAGATGTGTGAAGCATTTTTATTAGGTGAAGAACTACAATTTTTAGATAAACACGATCGCCCACAATACCACCCAGATGTTTGGCAGATGTTTTTACGTTTTGTAGATTTTTGGGAAGAATATAATCCAACACTAATAGAAACCGAAGTACATTTATTTTCGGACGAGCTTAAAGTAGCAGGTACTTGTGACTTAGTTCTTGAAATTGATGGTGAATTGTGGATTGTAGATTTAAAAACATCTAACCACCTCCAAACTACATATGATTTACAAACTGCGGTTTATGGTAAATGTTATAAGGAATGTTATGGTAAAACTGCAGACCGTTATGGTATCCTTTGGTTAAAATCAAACAAAAGAAAAGCAGCTAAAGATAAAATACAAGGTAAAGGTTGGGAAATGTATGAATCCTCTCGTAGCCAAGAAGAAAATCTTGATATCTTTAAAACAGTTAAAAAATTATTTGACCTAGAGAATCCAAAACACAAACCAGTATTTACTGAATTCAGAACGCAAGCCAAGAGAAAGCTGTAATATTTATTACAAAACGTGCGTTAAATGATTTCACTAATTAGACTTTTAAACGAGGTTGAAGGCAATCCAAAAGCTATTATCCTCGCTGGTGCCCCTGGTGCTGGTAAAGGTTCAATCCTAAGAGATTTAGATTTATCTGGTCTTAAAATCTTAAACTTAGATGATACTATTTTAGCATTAGCTAAGGAAGAAGGTTTTTCTTTAAATCAAAAAGATACAGATGCTGAAAATAGAAGTGCCTTTATGAAGGCAATGGCTGCAGCAACTAAAAAACTTAAAGGAGAACAAATCCCACAAACTATAGCTAATAAAGATTCATTCATCTTAGATGGTACTGCAGCATCTGCAAAACAAACACAATTACTTGTTGACCAATTAAAAGAGGCAGGATACGATGTAATGATGTTATACGTTTACACTCATCTAGAGACATCTTTAAAACGCAATCAAGATAGATTTGAAAAATCAGGTGGGGAAGATAGAAGTTTAATGCCCGGAGCGGTTTATAGAACATGGCTTCAAGTAGCTAAAAACTTTAAAACATACCAAGATATGTTTGGTGATAAATTCGTTTCTGTAGCTAATACAGGCGATGATGAAACCATGAAAGATGTAGAAAAAATTCTACAAACTTATATGGAACCATTTAAAGTAAAAGATGGTAAACCTAAAACTGATAAAGAACTAGCTAAAAAGAAAGAACAAGCAGATAAATTAAATGCTGAAGTCCAAGCATTTTTAAACTCAAATGAGGTACAAAACATCATTGACTCTTCAGTATCTAAAGAAGAGGCACAATCTAAAATTAGCTTATTCCTATAATGAACCAATTAACTAAATTTTTAGTAGAAGGTATTCTTAATGAGGATAAACAAGAAGTAATAGGTATCTATGCTGGTGGTTTTAAACCACCTACAGCAGGCCATTTTCAAGTCGTAGAAGAAGCACTAAAACAATACCCAGAGATAGATAAACTAATAGTACTAGTAGGTAGTGGTGTTAGAGATGGTATTGAACAAGTTGAATCAATCTTAGTATGGGAAATTTATCAAAATTATTTACCTATGAAGGTAGAAATCCAACCTTCTACTAAACCTCCAATTGGAGCTGTTTATAGCTATGCTGGAAATAACCCAGATGATACAATATACTGGATTTTAGGTGCTAGAGATGGTAAAGATGAAGATTTCTCTGATATAGTTCAACGTACAGCAGCAATTGATAAAGCTGAAGATAAATACAATAATGTTGAAGTTAAAGTAATTACAACTCCTAATAAAGATATGAGCGGTACTAACGCTCGTAAAGCATTATTAGCAGGAAATAGAGAAGCATTTCATCAATTTTTACCTTCTCAAGTAGAAGAAAAAGAAGAAATATTTAATATCTTAAGACCAGCAGTTAAAGAGACAGATAACCCAGATGATGGAAAAGCAGCCCCTTACGGTTCAGGATATGATGAAGTTAAAGAACAAGTAAACTTTAAAACTCTAGAAAAACAACTAGATGATATGTTTGCTGAACTAGACATTGATGTTGCTTTTACTACTCATTTTAAAGAAAGAGTAATAGAACGAGGTCTAACTGAAGAAGATATCTTAGAATTAGCAAATAAAATCATAGATAAATACCCAGATGAGCTTGATTTCTTAGATAAAGATCAAAATATTGTAATGTCACACCTTTCCCGTTTAGTAGACATTGCTGCTGTTAATACTGGATATGGAGATGATTATTTAAAAGATTTAGTATTTAAAACAGCATTTAAACGTAAAGATAAATCTGAACCAGAATTTAGAACAAATAAATCCTCACCACGTTTAGCTGTA